ATAGTTCATTCTTTAGTATTGATTCAATCATGAAAAATTAAATGAAATAATTGTTCTAGGGGTAGTACTTGTATTAAAATGATAATGAAGAACTTCAAACATCAGGGTTTCCATGCACGCCACCTGTTTTAGTTTCAGTTGCAAAACAGGAAATCAACCACACGGAAGGGGTCATTTTGGATCCACCACTTGCTCTTTAACTGGAAGCAAGAAACCAGGCGGGAGAGAGATCCCATCCGCACCACTTGCTCTTATGGAAAAGCAAGAAACCCGAGGGGTCTAAACCCATCCCGACCAGGGTTTTTAACGTCTCTCCATGACGATCAAGCATACACTCCAGATTCAATCAAATCTGCTTCCACGTTGTCGAGGATTACATTGTAATCATCTTCAGGGTCATCATAAAGTTGAACACCTTGGTCTTCGTAAAAACGAATTAGTTTCTGATAGAGTTTCGGATACTCTTCGTCTAGGGCGATAGCACCTTCGACAGCAGAAGTCAATTTCTTGAGATCAGATTTGAACTTAGAATGAAATTTTGAACGAGACATTGCCTTTGTTGTTTGACAAGTAGATTGTAAGTGGAAGGGGGAGATTTTGTCAACCCCCAAGTCGGAATGACAGGATTCGAACCTGCGACATCTCGCTCCCAAAGCGAGTGCTCTACCAAACTGAGCTACATTCCGTTGGTTACCTGATGAATTATACACCCATCAGGCAGTTTTGTCAAGAGTTAAACTCTTCGTTGCGACGGCGGTCCAGGTATTCTAGCACCTCCGAGCGCCACTCCATCAATTCATTGTAGCATTGTTGGTTGTGGGCACACTGACGCAGTTCACTATCTGGTTTTAGAACTGACTCATAGAAGAGTCCCAGTGCGTCGCGTCGTTTGTCGTGTTTTTCGTTCATCGGGTTTCAAAGTCAAGTTTGCGAACCTTTCGTTTCCTTCGGTTCTCCTGGTATTCTAGGTCACTCTTGCTGAGAATGCTAGTATCCTTAACATTCTTTTCAGAATTGATGAGAAGGACCTTGCCGAGGTCCTTTGCTGTGATGGTATCATCCTGTACTATCATTTGATTGATACATCCACAGCATTGGGTTTTATGGTTGCTAGTGATTTCGGTATTGCATACCTTGCATTTTGCGGTTAACATTTTTCATTTGCCTCATCGTATCAGTACTATTATTTATTTGGATCATGGTTCTGCATACCATCGTGATTACCGTCATTCGGCAACTGACCATATGCAATATAATTGATTACTTGAATGGACCCTTCAAGACGCTTAATATCTGCTTCTGTCTTAAGGTACTCCTCATATGCGCCTTGAAGTTTATTTAATTTACCTTGAAGTTCAATAGTTCTTTTAGTAAATCTTTGAAGTAATTGTTCTGGGGATTCTATGGGTTTCATGTCTTTTATTGTATGTATCATGGGCGATGACGGATTCGAACCGCCGACCTACTCCGTGTAAAGGAGGCACTCTACCGCTGAGTTAATCGCCCTGGCGACTCAGGTTGGGGTCGAACCAACGACCGACTGCTTAGAAGGCAGTTGCTCTATCCACTGAGCTACTGAGTCATAGGGATAGTATACACTATCCCGTTTGTTTTGTCAATCCCAGACCAGTTTCTTAGTATAGTCATAGGCATATTGTTCACGGCGTCCCTTGACACCCCATCCTAACCAGTAGTAAGCAGCAACCATGTACTGATGAACTGGCATACCGTTACCTTCAAACTCTGGAAGAACTTTCTGGAAGTGAACTTCATTGATCATGTATCTGGTTTGCCCTTCAAGTGTTGAAGGATCACATCCATACTTTTTACAGAAAGATCCAAGACCATTATATCGTTTAGCGGTAGTCCATTGGATTAAACCATAACCACCACGACGACATTGAGAGTAAGGGACTCGTGCTCCACCTTCACAGATGTTAGCATTGAATTGCGATTCTGATTTGATATTACCCATGATTGTAGCAAGGGCATTACGATCAGAGATCATAGTTTTTTCCTGAAGTTGGGCAAGAACATACTGTTCGTTCTTGTTACACCCAGGGCATTTCCAATCTTTCTCAACCACCTGAATGGGTTCTACTTTTTCAGGATTTACTTCTCCTACTACAGGAACATTTGCTACTGGAGGGGGATCTTTAATCTCACCGATAGTTGGATAAGCACATGCTGCTGGAATCGATGACGCGAGAATAATTGGAAATAGTTTTTTAAGCATTAGTTTAAATAGAATTCGGCATTCACCTCTTGCTCAAAGCATGGGTGACTCAAAGTAGTCCTTTCGGTAGTAGCGCCCGAGGACGTTGCTATTGTAGTAGGCAGGGGTGCCATCTGTCAAGCTTTCCGTCAGGACATTGTTAATAAACAATTGTCTGGTCTCTTCGTAATTACATTTACCAAGAGTGGTATGCAAACTTAGGATTTCTCTCCTAAAGTTATTCTTACCATATTTTTTAATATCTTCTTTTAATTCTGGACAAGATCCATAATATTTTTTCCAATCAGATTCTTGCTTGGATCTTCGATTTTGTCCTTTCTTTTTTCTAAATGACCAAAAGTATTTTCTACCTATGTATTTTCTTTGATTACTAGTATTGGTGATTAAATAAACGAATCCATAGTACCCATTTATTCCATCAGATTCAAATACTCGGTCTTGATACCACCAAGGATTTTCATAAGACATAAAAAAACCACCACTGGTTTATTTAGTCAATCCCACGGGTCTGGAAATTTCTCAGGTAATCGTTCTTCATCGCTAGGAGTGCCCATGCCTGACTTAGGCTTTTCGGACCCTCTATCAATAACTGAGTTTGACATAGAGATAGACCAGCCTTCCTCTCCAAATACTCCTGTCTCCACGACTTCTGGTTTTGTTCGGTTTCGCTCATCTTCTTTTTCCCAAATCTCTCCCATATGTTTAACTTGTTTATCGATGGATTGCATTTCCATTTCAACTTTACCATCGACCCAGTGTTTCCATAACCATTCAATAATACCAAGAGCAAGATGATTGAATGGAAACTTTTGTCCAAACGCCCACCTCTTACCCTTGGTATACCAGTTATCCTCACCACCCCAGTGGTGTTCAAACTTATAGTTGAAATCCTGCGAAGGTGTCTTTTTGGACATCTTGTTTAACTCCACCTACAATGTAATTTTCAACTTCAGTTTCTTGAGGGGCAACCTGAACCCCCTTAGATGAAATCCAATGCTCAGTCCAGGGAAGTGGGTTGTTCTTTGCGGGAACATCATATTCAGGTTTAAGACCAATCGCTTTCATACGACGATTAGCAATCCACTCCACATAATTATGGAGTAATTTATCGTTCAATCCAATCATTGAACCATCCTTAAACAAATATTTTGCCCATGATTTTTCTTCATCGACACATTGTTTAAACATTGTTCTTACATAGGGTTCTTCTTCCTTAGCAATCTCCTTAAATTCTGGATCGTCTCCCTCACGCCATTTGTTAAGGATGTTCTGTGTAAGTACAAGATGCTGGTTTTCGTCTCTTGCGATGAGAGAGATGATTTTAGCGGATCCTTCCATAAGCTTGAGTTCACCAAATGCAAACGAACAAGCGAACGAAACATAGAATCGGATACCTTCGAGAATATTGACATTGGCAATGGCTCGATAGAGTTTACGCTTTAAAGCATAACGTTCATGCAATCCTAGGTCAACCCCATCGTTAGCAAATTGCCACAAATTGCCATTACCATACTCTTGAGCAGAGTGGATGAAGTCATCATAAGAAGCAGTGACAGTTGATGCCCTGTTTAGAATGTTTTCATCATCCAAAATCGTATCAAATACTTCACTTGGATCTGGGTAAACGTTCTTAATAATGTATGTATAAGAACGTGAATGAATCATCTCCATAAATTCCCATACAGTCATAGCTGATTCCAGTTCAGGAAGAGAGCAATAAGGAATAAATGCCATACCAGGACCACGACCTTGAACAGAATCAAGCATAATCTGATACTTCAGATTAGAAGTAAAGATATGCTTCTGTTCTGGGCGAAGTTGTTGATAATCTGCACGATCTTTTTGGAGGGAGACCTCCTCAGGTCTCCAAAAGTATCCTAGTTGTTGCTGAGTTAGTTTTTCAAAGATAGGATACTTTGCCCCATCATATCTCTGAACTCCCAATGGTTGACCAAAAAACATTGGTTGCTTTTTGGTGTCTACTTTATTGGTATTGAATACCGTCATTCCTTCTACTTTTTTAGTTTGTTCAGATTTTACAAGATTCACAATCTTCCTCCGATTCTTCGATGTCTGCGAGTAAACTTTCTAATTGATTACGCTTTTCTTCCAGTTCGTCTTCTCCTTTAAGATCATATGTATTGTGATAATAAGAGGTCTTCCAACCGTATTTGTATGTAGTTAAAAGATCTTGTGCCATAACAGAAACTGGTACTTCATTGTTTGGATAATTTTCTGGGTTATAAGACCAGTTTCCACTGATTGCTTGATCAAAGAACTTTTGCATTACCGCAAGAATTTTAATGTACCCAGCATTTGATTCCATATCCCAAAGAAGTGTGTAATTATTTTTAAGAGTATTGTACTGTGGAACAATCTGCTTAAGGGTTCCCTTCTTACTTTTCTTAACGGACAGGTATCCTCTAGGTGGTTCAACTCCGTTTGTTGCATTTGACACAACGGAACTGCTCTCCGAAGGCATTTGTGCGGACAGTGTGCTGTGTCTGAGACCGTGGCAAACGATATCATGCCTAAGAGTTTCCCAATCATAAAAATATGCAGGTGCTACCAGTTCATCAACGTCCTTTTTGTATGTATCGATCGGGAGAATGCCGTCAGCGTACTTAGTACGATTGAATGCATCACATGGTCCCTTTTCACGGGCAAGTTGGTTAGATGCTTTCAACAGATAATACTGGAATGCTTCAGATAATTTATGCACTTCGGTCAATGCAAAGACATCATCATATTTGGCGCCAATACGTGCCAAATAGTGGGCAAGACCAATGAACCCTACCCCAAGCGATCTGCGTGCCCTTGTAGCACGCTCTGCTGCCTTTACAGGGTATCCCTGATAGTCAATCAATTCTTCCAATGCACGAACAGAGAGATCACAAAGTTCTTCCATCTCTTCCAGTTTATGAATCTTTCCTACGTTGATAGCAGAAAGGATGCACAGGGCAATCTCTCCATCAGCATCATCGATATGATTGATAGGATCTGTGGGGAGAGTGATCTCCTGACACAGGTTGGACATGTTCACTTTGTCCTTGAAGGAAGAGTGTGAGTTGCAGTGGTCGATATTCATGATGTAAATACGACCTGTCTCTGCACGTTCTTTTAGAAGATTCAGAATGAGTTCTTGAGCTCTGACAGTTTTTCTTGGAATAGAGTTATTTCGCTCATAACCCACATAAAGATTGTCAAATCCAGGAGTACCAAAAGCATCATACAAACCAGGAACGTCGTGCGGAGAGAACAATGTGATGTCTCCATCTTGAATGAATCGTTCATAGAAGAGTTTGCTAAGTTGAATAGAATAATCTAATTTACGAACACGATTATCTTCGGTTCCTTTGTTATTTTTTAATACGATGATATCTTCTATTTCCTGATGCCAGATTGGAAAGTGGACCGTAGCAGATCCACCTCTGA